TGTACGCAGTACGCCTCGGTGTTGATGACGTGGCATTGGTGACCCAGCCACAGATTCAGATCGGTGAGTCAATGATTCAGCGCGTGGCAGGAACAACGGGCTACTACCCAGCCTACTACACGCCTGCATCTGTTTGGCTCGGTCTGCAAATGGGCGGCGCGTACAGCGTTGGCCGAATTGCCAACCTGACCGAGGACAGCGGCAAGGGTTTGACTGACGACCTGATTGCAGACCTGCTAAGCCAGTTCCCTGCAGGACGGCAGCCGACAATCTTGTGCATGTCGCGTAGAAGCCTCAAACAGCTTCAGGTTTCCAGGACTGCGACCAATGCGACCGGTGCCCCTGCACCATTTCCCTCAGAATCGTTCGGTGTGCCAATCATCGTCACTGATGCACTGAGCAACACTGAGGCTCTGGAAACCTGATGAGGCTGAATCGTGTCGCTGCTTGAATCAGCAATCACTGCAGGACTTGCACTCACGCGAACGGCGGCGGGCGTACCCGTCACCGTTTCGCGCGGTGCAACCACCATCACGGTGAGCAATGCAGTTCAAGGCACGACGCAGAAAGCCCCGTTGGGTGAGGATACAGAAGCTACCGTGGATTTTGCCGATTGGCTGATCCCGGTTGCATCCTACACGTTGGGCACGCCGCAAATCGGCGACGTTATTGCACGCACGATCAACGGCACAACCTACACGTACACGGTTGAATCAATGGACTACGGGCAGAGCCCGTGGGACTGGAGCGATACCGCGAAAACTCAATACCGCATCAAGACACGCAAGGACGGCAGCACCGCGTTTGACGTGACCACGCCGAACGGGTTCGACGTGCGAGGTGAGGAAATGCGTTATGGCTGACGACGTGACCATTGAAGGGCTGCAGGAGCTAACGCGACTGTTCCGGGAGATGGAGACGAACAGCGGCCGCAGGATAGTCAAGGCTGCACTCCGTGCAGCAGTGACGGAGATTGGAAAGGAAATGCGGCGGGAATTGTCGCCACGTGTGAAAAGCGCACGGGTGGCTATTCGCGGCATTGTGAAGGGCACAAAACGAGTTACTGCAAAAGTGGGTGTACACGTCGGTAAGGGCAGGAGCAAGCAGCCGAACAACAACAGGCCGTCAGGCAAAGGCCGTGGCGTTGGAATCGGTGCACCGAACGTGCATTGGTGGATTGAGGGAACAAAGCAGCGGTACCGAGGACAGAAGCGGCGGGCGTCACCGGGAGTCGCGAGACCCGGGGCGGTGATACAACCAACTGGCTCAATGCCAGCACAACAGACAGGACTTGCAGGGCTTGCGTTCAGGCGTGCTGCAGGCAGGTTGCCAGCACTGATGCAGGCACGGGCAGACAAACAACTCCAGAAAGAAATCGCCCGCAAGGGCCGTTAATGAAAGGGCTGAGCAATGGCGAAAGTCAAAGTCAAAGGCACGGTTATCAAGCAGGAAATTGCCACAGTGCTGACTGCTGTTGCGCAGATCACAGAATTCAACAGCAGCGGCGCGGAGTCGGAAACATTCGACGCCACCACGATTGATACAAGCGGTGCAGGGAAGGAGTACGAGCCGACCGGCTACAGCGAGGGCGGCAGTTTTGACTTCTCCATTTTCTATGACCCGGGGCTTGCTGGGCATCAGGCAATCACTGACCTCGTTACAACTCCGGCCGCCTGCAATTGGGACTGCACTTTCGCAGACACCACCAATTGCACTTTCACATCTGCCGGTGTTGGTTTCAGCTTCACGGGCGCGATGAATGACGGTCTGAAAGCAGACGTTTCGCTCAAGCTTGACCAGTTGTTTGCCTACTCAACCTGATTGGCTGACCAATGCAGATTCGGTTGATACGTGATGATCTCGGCGTTGCCGCCAGTGCTCCTGATTCTGACCAGATGACGGAGCAGGGCGGGCGGCGTTTCTGGTTGCGTGGTGCAATTATTGACGTGCCAGAACGGGCAGCGGTGTTGCTCGTTGGCAACGGCGATGCGGAGCCCGCAGACGATGAGGCAGAGCGAGTGTGCAAGGGCTGGCAGGACAACCGGCAGCAGGTGCTGCTGAGCCGGGAAATGCTGGCAAGGGGAATTGAGCCTGAAGACCGCGAGGCATTTAAGGCTGGCGAGTTTGAGGGGTACGACGAGAACGGAAACAAGATTGGGGGATCTGATGACGAGGACAGTGATTGACCGTGCGGCGTTTATAAACGGATTGCAAGAGCGGCCACGCGAAGACGTGCCGCTGCCGGAATTGGGTGAAGGTGCAGTGGTGCCGGTGTGGGGCATGACTGCAGGCGAGCGTACCCGGTTTGAGCGGAGTTTTACGAACAAATCCGGGGTAACAGTCGACGCACGCATTCAGGAGTTCCGGGAGCGTCTGGTTGTGGCGTGCTGCCGCGACGACAGCGGGCAGCCGATCTTTACTTCTGAGGATATCGCCACACTCGCAACCAAGCGGGCAGACGTGCTCGAGCGCATTGTCAACGTGGCTCAGCGGTTGTCTGGAATGAGTAAGGCGGACATTGAGGAAACAGTGGGAAACTGAAGAAAGACCCCGCACGGCTACTGGCTGCAAGGCTGGCGGCGGTGTTGGGGTTTACTGACCCGGAGGCAATGCTGGACACAATGACGCCTGAGCAGTGGCAACACTGGCAGGCTGTTGATTGTGTCGAGCCAATCGGCAACCGGGGGTGTGAGATTATTCTCGCACGCATTGGGGAACTGCTGGCGGGTTTTGTCGGTGCTGAAATGAGGGCGTCAGATTTCGCCCCGTGGCTGGCACCAAGTAACGGCGGCAAGCTAACGCCGAAGCAATCATCAGCGGCAATCGGGCAACACATACAGGCAATGGCGAGGCGATAACATGGCATCCGCGAACAGCCTGGTGGTGAACCTGACCGCGAAAACTTCGCAATTCGAGCGGGGTATCAACAAAGCCAAACGCATGTTGACGGGATTTGCACGCAGCGCGAAACGCATCCTGTCAAACATTGCACGTACAGCACTCAACCCCACCGCAATTCTCGGCACCGGACTGCTCGGCGGCATCAGTGTCTACACGATTAAGGGCATGGCTGACGCACGTATGGTGCAGGTGCAGGCCGAAAAGAAATTGGAGGCGGTGCTCAACGCCACCGGGCACGCGGCCGGGTTCAGCGCTCAGCAGATGGCGGACTACGCAGCCGAACTGCAGAAGGTGACGAACTTTGGCGATGAAGTGACCATCAGCGGCATAGCCGTGCTGGCATCATTCAAGAACATTCAAGGCCAAGTGTTCAAGGACACGATCAGGGCGGCGCAGGATATGTCTGCCGTAATGGGGCAAGACCTGCAGAGCAGCATCGTTCAGTTGGGCAAGGCTATCAACGACCCAATCAAAGGCCTGTCTGCACTCTCCCGCGTGGGCGTCACGTTCACCGATGAGCAAAAGCGATTGATTGCCAGCCTGCAGGCGTCCGGCGATTTGATGGGTGCACAGAAGGTCATTCTCGCAGAATTACAGAGCGAGTTCGGCGGTGCAGCAGCGGCCATGCTCAACCCGTTTGAGCAAGTGGCGAACGCATTTGGAGACCTGCAGGAATCACTAGGGGCTATTGCCGTTGATTTGCTGCAGAGTGTGCTGCCAGCGATTCAGCAGAACATTGAGCAGGTGAGCAAATTTGCGTTAGGCTTTTCGCAAGTCGAAAACAAAGCGGCAGTCATTGGCGAGGTGTTTTCAGCGTCGTTTGATGTTGCGGTGCAGCATATCAAAATTCAGTTGATAGAGCTGTTTGCGTGGGCAAAGCAGGCGGCAAAGGAAAAGGGCAAGAGTGCCGCGTTAATGATGGCACAGATGGCGAACCTGCCGGGTATCATTGCCACGCGAACAATGCAGGCGGCTGGCATTGGTGGCGGTGCAGGACAGGCTGCACCATCACCGACAGCAGGACTTGAGGCGGCACAATCGCGACTGAATGCAATTATCGATCAGGTTGCAGCGCAAGCCCCAAAACTGCCGGATGTGGTGCCGGATATGCCGAAGCCTGAATCAATGGCACCGGCGATAGCCAGCGGCCTGCAGGGGGTGCTGGAGCGTGTGAAACTCAAAGGCGATGAAATCGGGTGGGGTGTCCGCGGTGTGCTTGACCGTGCAAAGATTCGCGCGGGTGCTGTCGAAAACATGCTCGGCAATTGGCTCGGCAGTGTGCCGGTGCCGGGAACCGAGGACATGCCACAACGTGAGACACGCACAGCAGGAGCCCTGCAACGTGGCAGTGCTGAGGCATACTCGGCAATCGTGCAAGCGATGATGGGCAGCGGTGACCCGACTGTGTCGGCGATCGAGAAACTGCAGAAGGCCCTTATTACACAACTGAAGAAAAACACGCCCAAAGGGCAGCAGGTTGAGATTGCGGAGGCGGTGCCCTAATGACGATCACATACAAAGGCGAAATACCAGCGGGACGCAGCGCTAAAAACTCGCTTGGAATCCGAACATATCAACGGCAGTTCCGGCTAGTGACCGACAGCCGAAGCGATGGCCCGTATGAAATCGGCAGTAATGCCAACCTGCCAAGTATTGGAAGCGTTCACCCCGAAGACGCATCCGCGTGGTGCCGTGAATTAACGGTGGACAATGACGAGCCGTACACCGGCTGGATCGTCACCGCCAACTACAGCAGCGAACGTGAGCTAAGCGAAACGCCGACAAGCGACCCGGCCTTTGTTACGTGGGACTCTGAGCAGTTTCAGAAGCCTGTCATTCAGGACAAAGACGGCGACGCAGTCGTAAACTCAGCCGGTGATTTCTTCGACCCGCCGGCCATGATGGACGATTCCCGGCGTGTAGTCACTGTTCAGAAAAACCTCACAGCGGTACCCACGTGGATTCTGGATTATCAGGATGCGGTCAACAGCGACAGTTTCAGCGTGGACGGCGTAACCATCGCGATCGGCACTGCCAAAATG